TTTCATACATCAAAGTTAAAAAAAAAGGGGATGACTAAAAAGCCACCCCCTCCCTTTTGTGTATTATTGTTTACCCTTTTACAGGATCTTAGAAGAATGCAGCATCATCATCCTCATCATCTGAGAAGTCAAATGCAAAATCATCTTCAGTTTCTAATTGTTCTTTTTCAAATTGTATGTGATCCTCAGGAGTTGGCTCTAAAGATACAACTTCTTCAACTGTTTCATCAGGAGCATCCATAAAGGCATCAGCTTCTAAATCATGTGCAGCACATGGACTAATTATAACAGACATTTGAGTTTTTCTATTAAGTTCAATACTGTCTATAACTATTGGTGCTTCAAATGTATTCCCTACAGGATCAGTATACATTACTGTCTCTTCTACAGCTTCATTAGCTATTTCTTCTACATTAGAATCTTCAACATCTAAAGCTTCTTTAAAACCATCTAAATCTCCTTTAGCTTCTAATTCTAATGAAGTTTCCTCAGCTTCAGTTTTCTCAATTTCAGTTAAAATATTGAGCTGATTCTCTGGTTGACCATAATTTATAGCTAATAGATCTACCTCAGCTTCTACAACTGGTTGTGGTACTGAAGGTTTAGAAAAGTTATTAACACTTGATATAAAATAATGCAAAACACGTTGGTCTTCCATCCAAGTCTTAGGATGTGATGCCTGCAGTGCAGTAGTTACATAATTATAGAAAGCCCATAAACTACTTGAGTCTTCAAATACATGTGATGGTTTACTCATTTCAGATCTTACCATACTAGCCTGCTCAGTAGATAGAATCTGGTATTCAGCAAACAAGATACCAAGAAGTTGAGCTTGTTTTCTCTTGTTCATCTTGATTTCTTTCATTGCATCTTTATCAGCTTTCAACTGATCATAATACATCTGAGCATCTTTAAGTTGATCTTTAATTGTTGTTATGGTTTCTTCATCTGCTGTACCAGTGTGCTTTCTGGACCAGCTTCCCATATCTCCGTGTACCATGAATGTACCCGCTTGGTTTACATAAGCACCAACCCCACACTTAAATCTCACTTGCTTGTTGTAACTATTAGTCCAAGCAAACATCATAGATAATTCAGGGTCAGAATTATATTGTAGCACGTGAATACCATGTGCAATTTGTCCATCAGCAGTTGCTCTGTATGTTTCAGAGACTACTTTAAAACCTGCATTAGCAAGCTCTGTATATACATAATCAATAACAGATTGATGACTAATCACTGTATAACTGTCACCGTGTGTTGGTAAATCCACAGATACTAACTGTGCTTTTGTCCATTCTGTGATTTTCTTTGGCATTTTAAAATAAACTTAGTTGGTTATTAATAGGTTCTAAAGACCTTATTTCTTTATAGATATTTTCCAAATAATATTTGAAGTTAATATCATACTCAGAAAAGTCTTTCTCTTCATAGTCAATCATAATAGTTTGCATCCATTTCCCAGCCTCAACTTGGATTTCTCTCCCGTCAGTATTATTCCTCTTGATAATCTTTGACCCGGAATTAGATACAAAATATCTTATGGTATGTTGTAAAAGATGCATAAAAGGTTCTCCATTGAGAATTCCATGTTGATAGAAATTCCAATCACCTTTTATCTTTACACCACCACAATAATCAAATATATTTTGGTTTTGAGCTAGATAATCTTCAGGCTCAATACCATCTACAAAATAAGCATGTATTGCTTTAGGTATAATAAGAAAACTCTTGTTCTTGTGTAGAGCCAGGTTATCATATTCAAACCTACCCTTGCATTTAGATTTACCATCTTCTGTAATGGCAATATAATTATTTACATCACCCAGGATAATCTTACTATACTTATCATGTTCTAATTGAAGCTGTGTTATATCTTCCCATCTCTTGCAGATATCCATGTACTTATCTACATACTCTCTTGGAATCAATGTCTCAAGACCATCTGTATTTTGCATCAGTGGAATTGCACCAGGAATCTCTTCACAGATCATCTCATATAACATAGACAAGCTTAGCTGACCATTAATGGTAATCCTCATAGTAAACTCAGGATCATATAGGAAACTATTCTCATCATTACTCAAACCATAGGTTGAATTGAGAATAATCTTATATACATAATTCTTAGGATCCTTCTTAGGAATCTTCTTTCTTTCTTCAAAGAACCACTCATACAAGTCACAGAATTCTTCTTGTGGTAAATGTGCTGGTGCCCACTTATTCCTAATAGCTAAGTTGGGATAGAAACTAGTAACATCAGATGTCATAATTACCATATCATCATTAGCTTCATAGACCTTAGTAGACCTAGCACCATGAATACCACCAAGACCATAGTCAGTCTTAACTCCCTTATACTGCACTGAATATTTAAAACCTCCTTTAGTTTCTCCTGGATAGATAACTACTTCCTGGAATTTCTTTAGAAGATTTTGGAATGTTGCAGTTTTAAATTCAATATAAGGTAGAATAATATCTTTAACTGTAATTCTAGCTCTATGTGTCCGTGCTTGTCTAAGATCCCATTTCTTTACTTCAAGTTTCTGGCTCAAGAAATGTAAGAACAACTCCTTAGAAATCCTTGGTTCAGATGCAGAATAGAGATTAATACCATACTCTGCTGTCAAGTTCCTTCTAAGATTAATCTGCTCTTTGCTGAGTTGCATAATCTGTTTAGTAGACTTAACATCATTAATACAATATTTAATAATCTCAGGAATCTGTTCTACTGTAATGTGTTCAGTGTGATGAATTGGCATGTCAATAATATTCTTCCAATCCATAGTATACTGAATCCACTTAAGTGAACTTCTCTTAGCATTATTATCCCAGTGGTTTAGTTTAAATACATCTACCTGGTTAATTTGTAGATCTCTAATACTAAACTCTAGGAATTCTCCCGCATTCTGTTTTTCAATTACATTCTGTGCTTTACCATAAATCCATTTAGCAATTGATTCTCCTGTGTTATGAATAACAGAGTCTTTATTTCTTAGGATATACTCAGTAATCTGACTATCAAACCCAAGACCATTAAAACTAACATGCCATTCTTCAGAACTAATATTCTCTTGGAGAAACTCTACTAGTTCTAGGATATCATTCTGGCTCTCATGAACCACAAAGATCTTTTGCTCTTCAGAATTTACAGCTTCAAACACGGCTATGAAACAATTGCTCAAAGTTTCATAGTCCATTACCCAATGTGTTCTCATAGACTTTATGTTCAGTTAAGCTGTCCCCCCTTTTATCCACAAAAAAAGGCAGCTATTGCTACCCTTTTTTGCTGTTAACCTTTAACGCTAATTATGAATTGATAAAGCTAAGATAATCAAAATCTGGATTAACTGCAATAAGACTAATAAATTCTTTAATAGAATCTACATTGCTGATATAATACTCCTGAAATACTTCAAGTTTATGTCTATCTTGTTTCATACCCTTAGTACCTGTAATAGCTTGACCATATTCATCAAGCTTAGGAAGCATTTGTAATGTATTTCTCTTTGTCTTAGAAATTACTACAAACACTTTGCTCTCTGGGTCAAAGATACATTCTACATAGGGACAATCTGCTGTCATTGGGATTGTTCTAAAACTTGGTTTGCCGTTCCATTCTGAGGCAACAAGCATCATATTTTTTTCCATGTTGGTTTATTTTTATACAAATTAATCTAGAATTTTTATGTTTTCCAAATCTGCGACAATAAAAACTAGTTTTTCTCTGTCAAAATCTGGTTTACTACACAGTTCTCCTACTTTTTCTAGTTCACTCTTATCTACATCCAGGAGTTCTGCATATCTCTCAAACCAGAGCTCCGGGTTGAGATAACTATAAATGTATATATAGTTACCACTATATTTTTCAAAAAAGTTTACTACTTTATCCCTAGATTCTCTTGATAGTTTACTATATCTTCCTTGTAGAAAGTTATTCCAATCATCTTTTTTATCAGAAAAATCAAAAACAAAGATACTCTTTTCTTTGTCTCCTCTGATATATTCAAACAGCCTATTGTGTTTCATCAAAACTTTTTGTTCAAATTCTTGATATTCTCTATCAGATCTATGATGATAAACACACACAAGCTTCATATCCTCAGGGACATACTTATCCTCCCATGCAATATAAGTATCTTCTGGAACAACACTTGTGCCCCTTTTAATGTCTAAGAGCGGATATAAAAATATCTTAGACTTCTGAAAGTATTTCCTATAGATTGAATTAATTACCATAATTACAGTGTTACATTACCCAAAGCTAGTTCATATGGTAGGCTATATTCTTTATTCTCATAGTGATATTTTAACACATCTTCTATGTCTTCAAATCTAGCTAACCACATTTCCATTGTTTCCATACTAACTTGGTAAGGATACACCTGATTATACTTGTCAATTACAATAAATGTCACTATTATGTTCCATTCAGTTGAATCTTCAAGCTCTCTCAAGAACTCATACCAAGCCATTTTGTAATATATAGACGCTTGAATCCAGTACTTGTAATACTCTACAGACTCAGGAAAAGATGCAATATCTTTACCTGTTGTCTTTAAGTCATTGATAAACAAGGTTTTAGATGCGTAATCTATAACTACATTGTCTAGAATACCTTTAAAACCATATGGTAAATAATCCAAATCAACCTTGATTGCATGCTCACTAAATGTTTTAATGTGCTTATCATCAGCTGACTTATCTAGTTGTAAAAGTGTTCTAACTGCTTGATTGGACTTTAGTTCAATAACTGATTCTCTGCAGCCATTCAGAGTAACTTCATCTACTACAGTCTTATCAAGACTTTCTTTGAGAAAATTAAAATAATTCTTGTTTTCTTCCGTAAGTACTTTATCTAATCTCTGTTGATCAGTTTTAAGACTTTGGTAAAGATTTGCTGTGAGTAGTTGTGTGAGTATCTCTTGTGAGTAGTCTTCCAAAGATAAAGAATCATTTCCAACTGTACAATGATATTTGAAAATATTATCAATAATTTTTCTTTGGCTATCAGTTGGGAACTTACCCTGCATACTGATAAAATGTTTGTCATAGTTCTCAGGTTCAAACAAGAGACAGTGTAGGACACGCCCTGCCACCAGGTGCGCGTCCGTACTGTCCTCTCTTTGGTTGAGCACATAATGACTATAAAACATTCTAGGTGAGAACAATAGCTTATTAATGCTACTGTAACTAAAATAGAATTTGTTTTTGTAAAATAGTTCTAGTTCATCAGAACCAGTCAATGTCAGTGGACTCATTTGTTTCTATTTGAGGATTATTTAATATAGGTTCTGGCTCAATCTCTACTACAGATTCAACTGTTTCTGGCTCAATGTTAAGCTCTATTTCTGCAGGAGGATCTGGTAATCTCTCTTCTTCTTCAGATTCAATTTCTCTTTCTGGAAGAACATTTAGTTCAGTTACAGCAATAGCTTGATTGTTCTCATCATACTCTACAAGACCGGTATATGGTTCATTTATAGCAGTTTCAACTGCAGCTGTAGGAACAAACTCTCTTACATTAAAAGTTTTACTCCAACAAATATTTCTAATAAACCAATCTATTCTCTCCTGAAGTAGAATATGTGCCCAGTCTTTAGTAAGTAAACCAAGATCTATAAGCTTACTAGCAACTCTATCTGGATCTAGATTTCCAATTTCTTTAACTGCCATATTAAAATAACTCACCATGGACTTAAAGTTTACATGGTTTCTAGTATGGCAGGATGAAATCTTGTGTTCAAACCCTTCAAGAAGTAATAGAAGATACAGAGCACTATCTACATAATTAGAATTTGCCATAATCTCCATAGCCATGATATGATTATCCTGGTCAGAACTCTCAAACATCTTGACTAGTTGTTGATATACCTCAGCTGTAATAGTAACTGCATCATCACCATTGATTAAAGCAAGTAGCTCTGACTCATCAAAAATTGGTTTGTTCTGAATACTATCAAGCATGCTTCTATACTCATCTTCAACAAAATAAATACCAGAAGAATATCCCTCACATACTTTAAATCCTGCACCCATCATATGGTTCTTTGTACTATATTCAATATATATTACATCTGGATTACAGGCATCTACAGCAGTCTTATACTTATCTGTATAGTACATATCAAAGCCCATATGAGTCTTTAACCACTCTACATACTTAGTAAACTCTTCAGTTTCAGCATTGTGTAACCAACGGGAACCTGTAATCTTATTTAAAGTTGCTTTACCTGAAATAATAACATTAGCTCTTTCAGGATCTCTAACTATTTTTACTCCAAGATCTAATGCTAGATCTCTAAGTTTAACCCTAGGAATATTAACTCCTGGCATTAAGTATATACTATCTCCTTGTGCAGGAACATATCCTTTATCTACTGTATAAATATCACTTCTATTTTTTGGTATACCATACAATAGTTCTACATCTAATGCATCACCGTTTTTGCTACAAATTATAATTTGCTCCATAATATAAAATATAGGGGGCTGTTACACCCCCTGGTTAATTATTGAATTGCCATTTTTACTACTGCAGTATCTGCCATCAAAGCAGAGAACTTCACTTTGTTACCATTTACAATCTCCTTGACCATATAATATCTCAAGTCATTTGTAAATCCTTCAAACTCAGTAGTAACTTTAGCTAATCTATCAATCATAGCTTTAGGAACTGCTCCCTTATCAGCTACAGTAAGTGCATAGTTAATTACACGTGTTGCAATTACACTAGACAAATCTGCACGGAAATCATCTCCTTCACCAACTGAAGCTAACAAAGCACCTTTTACATATGCTTCATCTTTAGTTAGCAAATCTTCCGGGGAAATCATTTTATCAAGCTTGTTATTGATAAACATAGTAAACATACTAGAGAAATCTGTACCAACAGAACCCTCACCAATCATTTGAACAAGAGGTAACTCATCTTCAAACTTTGGAATAGAACTAATACCATTAAAGAATGTAGTAATAGATCTTGGATTAACTCTCTGAGTTACAAGCTCTGGGTGCATTAACATGAAGTTGATACATCTACCATCAATACCTGCTTTCTCAGCCCACTTAGCCCATACATTGACATCATATTTCATCTCAACAGAAATAAATCTGGTTTTCTGAGCTACGTCAAGACTAGTAACATTATAGTCACCATTATCTGGGTTAGTAGTCAAGATAACATGCCAGTTCTTTGGAAGTTTCCAAGAGACATATTCCTGACGGTCCAAGATCTCCATAGTAGCTTGCATAAATCTGTGGTCAGCACGAGTATAGTCATCCAAGATTAGGAAACCACCCTCACCTTTACCTTGAATCCATTCAGGAGCAGCATGAGACATTCTCTTATCTGCTACAGTATAACCTGCTTTCATAGCAGCTGGAACTTGAGCTTCAGTAATCCATCTTTGTTTACCTTCCTGGTTCTTCACAAGAAATTCTTTTACAGGAAAACCAACAAGGTCACCTAATTCTTCTATCTGAGATAGATTAAGTTTTACTACATCCATACCAAGTTCTTTACCCAACTGCAAGATTGCAGAAGTTTTACCAAGACCGGCATCACCTTCAATATTAATTGCAACAGGTACTTTACCTTCTGCTTGGATATGCTGATTGTTTTTAACCATGTGACGGATAAAACCTTTTAACTCATCTACGTTCAATTGTACTGTATTCATAACATTTGTTTTTTATAATTCTAACTTAATAACTTGACCTGGTAGATCTTCATTCATTTCTGATCTTTCTGACAAAACCCACAAAACTCTGTTTCTTGGTTTTACAGATGTATAACACTCACCGTCAGTAAAATACACCAGGCTAGTATATTTCTTAAGGTTTGCATTGTAATAGTCTAGGACGGGATCAAATTCAGTACCACCTCTTCCATGTACTTTGAGATCATTCTTGCCTTTATAAGGCTCAATAGACCGGATACTTGTATCACATTGTACTATAGTAATATCAACACCTGCTTTATGAATATGATGTATCTCATTCATAAACTCAGCAAGTTCTGTATCACTTACAGATCCAGAAGTATCAATAGCCAATAACATATGTTGTTTCATCTTGATCTTAAGACCAGGATTTTCTTCATATCTATGATTCTCTTTTCTTCTAATCTTCTTTGTAAAGATTTTAGTACTTGTACCAGTGAATCTTCTAAGATATCCTTTCCAATCAAACTTGGGCTTGGTAAACTCTTCAACAATAATAAGTCCTTCAATTTCACCAGGAACATTACCACGTTTCTTAATGGTCTGTTCTTTAGCATCACTAAGGATCTTTTGTACTTGTTTTTCAATGAGTTTCTTCTCAGCTTCAGACATGTCTTCAAACTCTTCCCATGTAGAATGATCTGGTATATCTCCATTTGCTATATCATCAAGCAATTGGTCCATACCCTGATTACCTGTAGTACCATTCTTTTCTTTCTCATCTTGAAAACGGAGAAGCTGGTCATAGTAATACCTACAACCAGCCTTCTTATCTAGATTGAGATCTGCATAGTCATCAATATTGATACCTCCTTCTGGCAGCCAAGAGGCTTCAATATACTGATTAATCTCCATATCCATTGCAACATTTGCAAGTTTTTTGTTACTAAAAGAACCAAAACTTACAAGGTGACCAAATGCAATATGAAGTAATTCATGTTTCAGTAAGCCCATTTTGTGATCATCACTCAGTCCAGTCCAGAATTCTTCATTGATGGCCAATTGATAATTAATATTGTGCTTACTCACACCTGCAGTAGGGAGATCTTTTCTCCATACTTTATTCAACATAATGAGAAAGAACCCGTAATAGGGCTCTTTCAACATTAGTTCTTTACTGATTTTACTAAGACTCTGTGCTTTGTCCATCATCTTTGATTTTCACATCAATGCTTATTTGATTCATGTCATACCCTATCTGACTCAACATACTTGTTAGATCTCTGATAAAGTTTTCTATGAACAGCTCAACCAAAAGCTTATCAGCTCTGTGTGTAGTTAATAATCCTAGTACTCTTGCACCAGATAGTGCTCCTATCTGCTCAGATATAACTGGTAAAAGTACTCTATAAGATTTAGGTGCTTGTTTTTCCCATTCACCATGATCTCTTCTAGAATACTTATATAATACAATTAACTCTGGTACAGTTAAACCACTACTTTCTATTGCCTGGAAAGCAATAACATGGTTCTCTGTATCTGAAGAGTTAAACATAGAAATCAGATTGTTTAATTCATCTTTACTCAGTTTCATTAGTCTTCAATTTTAAGTGTTTTAATCATCCATTCTGTGGGCTTGTTTATATTATCTATCCATTCTTTTGCACTTGGGATATATCCATTACAGTCTTCTTTTACGTGCTGTTCTCCAATATATCTTACGTACACTTTCTTACCATCAGAGTTTTCAATCATTTGACCAAAGATCTTCTCACATTCAAATATCCCCTCACTATGGTGACGGAACATTCTATGTTTACTATGACCAATCCAAGCCTTTGTAGCATCAAACCACTCATGAATCTCTAGATAATCTAACCAAGAACCACCAAACTTTCTAGCTGATGATTTTGCATGTTCTACAGGATGTGACATTAGTCTATAGATTTATTAATTAAAGAACCATCATGTGTATATGTATTAACTTCAGTAATTCTGACATTATTCATTATATCATACTTACCAGATGGTACTAGAATACACATTGCACCATAGCCACCTTCATCATTCCACCAATTCTCTAAATCATCTAATATTTTCTCTGTAGCAAAATTTTCAATATCAGAAGATAAACCTGAGTCAAGATTTCTTAGATGTTTTGATTCTTCATCCCAATTACTGAGAGATCTAATTTTATCAAAAGCATCTTCTAGATTTTCAGGTAATTTATCTGTTGTATAAAGTACTTCCTCTATACAACCAGAGTCTCCACTACCTTCATAATATATCTGGATACCGGTCACACCAAGGTCAGCCAACTGAATCAGGAGGCTTGTCATCATTGTTTCATTCATAACTATTTAATTTTGTAAAACCTGCCAAGGATATTGGCATTCAAATATTCTTCTTTTTCCAGCACCTCTCTTGTAAATTGGTACTTAGTCTCATGGTATGTTAGTTCTGTCTTAGAAAAACAGATTCTTACCATGAACCTTTTAATGGGAATCCCATTCTTATGTGCATCTTGTAGCACTTTATTGCTACTATAGTAATTCTGATAGTTAGGTTTTACCTGGATAGTGTACTTCTTTGCACGTTTGTCTTCCATATTAGCAACAGCTTTTTTACCAAACTTCTTTTTAGTTGTGGAATAAAAGTTCTTCTTGCCAATATATCTTACAGCTTTGCCATCAATGATAGCTTCCATCTCATATATGAACCCAACGGCTCCCTCTGGAATCTTGCTATCATTAAATACTTCTCCTTTGTATAACCAACTCATACTGCTTGTTTTAGTAAAGATAATAATTTATCTCTAACAGCTTCAATACCATGATCTTTCACAGAATCTGATAGATCTTTAGACATGTCAAGATTAATATACTTGATGCCATACTTATCTGTATATCTCTGAGCAGCTTTAATACCGGGCTCATCATTATCAAACAGTACAATTATAGAATTATACCGTTTACTAAGATTACCCATGATTGACTCACCAATCATTGTATTTTCACTGTCTGGAGCAATGCATTCTATATTACCAATACCAAGTCTTTTAAAACTCATGAGATCTTTAAGAGAAGATACAATCAGTAAATACTTAGAATCATACTGCAGTTGATCCATACCTTGAGTATAGTTCTGGATCTTGATAAACTTTTTCTCAGGAATCTTTGGCATATAAATCTTATAGAGCTCACCATCATTACGGAAATAACCATAAACATAGGGTCTAGAAAACTTATAGCTTGTGATAGAACCATCTGGTTCAGTCTTAGACATTGTGAAGAATTCCAATGGAACTACATTATACTGACTTAAGATACTAGAACCAATCTTAAATTGTGTCCAGTACTTTTGGTCAAGTGTATTCCAGTGTCTCATCTCAAAATCTACAACTTTAAACTTATCATAGAACTGTATAGGACCTCTTTCTACAGGTGTATTATGTTTTAAATATTCCTGATAATCACTTAATATACGTGAAATAGACTTAATTCTAGTATCATATTGAAATAAATACTTAACAAGTTCTATTTGGTCACCTTGAAATCCTGAAGAAAAATCCTTGAACTTATACTTACCATTATCTTGATAAATAAACATACTAGGTACTTTATCTTTAACATTAAATGCAGATAGCATCTTTATGTTCTGTCCTGTAAGTTTTTCTTTTAAGTTCAAATAATACTCAAATACCCATTCTCTGGGAACTTCCTCTAAATCAGATATAATATTCCTTGTTAAAATCATAACCAATAAAATATAAAGGGGGAGCCCCTGACTTCAGTTGAAACGTTATTAACTAAAAACTCCCCCTTTAAAAAAAGTGAGTATTAGTCTAGACTAAAATCAGAAGATGTTTTAGGTTTTAGGAAAACATCATCATCATCCCCAAAAGATTTAACTTCTTTAATTTCTAACTTCTTGAGGTGCTTAGTTTCATCATAAGGAATAACTACACCACCTTCAATAGCACCAAAGGCATATTTCTTACCTTCAGCTTTTGGAAGCCACATATCATAATTGGTATAACCTGTTTTGCCTTCATATTCCTTACCAGCAACACAGAATTCTAAGAACTTACCTCTAAAGTCTGCAGTTTTATTGAATGCTTTAACAAAGTCTTCAATTGTCTCATGTTTACCATCTTGTTCAAGGAACCATGAATCCAGTTCCATAGTATGAGCCAAAGTCCTTAAGAAAATCAAAATAGATCTATCTCTCTGAATTTTAATACCAGATTTAGTTTCACCATCTGCAAATGCATATTGACTTGCTTTTACTCTACCAATTTGACCAGCATATCTTCCTTTGCTTTCATCATCTTTATCAATCATGAAACCCTCAAAACCTTCAATAGGTTGAGTTTCTACATGCAACATAAGATGATAGGCACCTTCAATAAATCTAAAATCTTCTAGCTCAATGCTATTAATCTTCAATACATGATTACCTGGTGTAATTGTTTTTGGTAGTCCTGAGCTTGCTCCGCCCAAATCAGTTGTGCTTAATGCCATTTTTTTGATTTTTTAAAAATTATTAAATAAAAACTTTGTCCCAGTGAAATTCTAACTCACCAGATTCATTCATCTCTGTTACCACTATTTCTTCATTACGTAAGTGTTCAGGTCTTGCACCGCAAGTTACCTCCTCACTTGTTTTAAATGACAAAATAGTTTTGTTTCCTTTTCTATACATATAACCTATTGCATCTGCGTTAGCACAGATCAAAGACTTAATCTTACCCGTCAAATCTATGTTTGCAGCAAGAACCATCTCTCCCTTATCATCTACCTGTTTGTCTTTAATGTGACCAGATAAAATAATATGGGGAGCTAATGTATCAATAAAATCTAAAACTTGAAAGAAAGCTTGTCTTAAATATAAATATCCTGCACCATTTGGTAGGGACAAGACATTATCTCCATCATAGTTTTTACCCATGCTTGTAGCACGGTACAGTTTGATTGCAAGAGGCATAACCATATCTTCTAGTGCAGTTACAGTATCTATTGTAACATACTTGTATGGGTTACCTGCTGCTTTGATTGCTTTTCCTGCATCTAACAACTCTTGTAAAGAACCAATCTTTACTTTGAGTGCTTCTACATAATCAGCACCATTCTCTAAATCAAGAATTAAATTGTCTTCAAGACCAGCAAATGCTGTAGTCTTACCAGTCTTTGGCTTTGAATAAATAATCAATCTCTTTGGATTAACTCTCTCAGCTTTGACTTTCTTAGTTGGAAGTACTATACTCATATTACTTTAATTTTTGCGCTAGTTTTTGAAAATCTGCTGCTATTCTCAATAAGATATCAGATGCAGACTCATCAAGAGATAATGTCTCTTTAACTTCTTTAAGCTTTGGAATGTACTCATTCTCAAAATCTGGAAACACTGATAAACTTACTTGCTCTTTGGGAGCTTCAGCTTTTCTCTTCTCATAGAGATTATAGGTAATCTCTTCACCGTCAGGCATAACAACCATTAACTCAGACAATGGAATTGTATAAGCAAAATAGTTATTACCACTAGAGTTAGTACCTTCTTTTACATCATACTCTTCAGCAAAATAGGGATTGTACTTGTACTTAAATAGAGGTCTATCATCAAATGCAGATTCTACATTTGTTTCTCTTCCTGTTTCATCTCTGATGACATCAATGAACTCAATGAAGATATCTTCACCTCTCTTTAACTCACCATCAAATAACTGAACCTGTTTGCCATACTTACCCTTTTGAAAAAAGGCAGTCTTTAGGACAAAGAAGGGATCAGATACTTGAGCTTTTCTAAACTTATCAGCATGATAAGCAAAGAATTCTTTTTCTCTTTCTTTTCTAGTCATAATTATAATTTAATTTTTGTTGCTTGTGGAGGTGTTTCTATTTCAACTATCCTCATGTTTTCTCTATCTAGCTTAAAGAAGCTTAACCTAGTTGTTCCATTCCTGGATTTTAAGAAGTGAAATGCAAGTAAATCTTCATCATTTACTATAAATCTTTCAGGACCATAGAACCTAATCTTTCTGATAGAGGGTTTATTAATACCAAGTACTACATCAGCATGTTGTAATAGAGCATCTGCTCCAAATAAATCAGAATCTAATACATAATTCCCATAGTCACCATCTTTGGATCTCTCTGGATTGTCTATATTCCTGTTCAACTGACTTAGAATAAGAAATGCAACAGGATAATGTTTCTTCATATATGTCATGGCTTCACCAAGAGCATATAATACTTCAAACTTATCCTTTTGACCTTTTCCTACTTTAAATAAAGCTGAGTGGTCAATAGTAACCAGAGCATTTGTGTAGTTACCTGCCTGATCTTTGTGAGCTTCCATATAATAATGTATGGTTGCACACATCTCATCAACAGTACACGGATCATATACTACATCTATGACATCAGTATTCTGAGTTTCCTCATAGTACTGCACACATCTTAAGTATAGATCCTTATCCACAGGCTCACCCTTGCTCATTAGTGTATTGTAATCAGAACCTGTATTCAGACTCAGCTTTCTGATACCATTGGTCTCATCAAGCATTTCAAACTGGAACTTGAGAACTCTAAACTTATGGTCTTTATTCTCCTCAATAATATCAGAGATCAACTGCTCCATAAATAAAGTCTTCCCAGTACCAGGTCTAGCACCAACTACGGTGATAGTTCTCCATTCCAATCCGTCACAGAAGGCATCATTAAATTTGGGCCATGAGCTTTTAAGTGATTTTAGCTCACCAGATCTTCTAGCCTTCATCTTAAGAAGGGCTTTTCTGAGAGCGTCTCTCTCACTCACAGGCTTCAGAGCCCGGGCACCGTTAAATAATTCTGCCATAATAAAGGATTTGTTATTCTACATATTTAAGCTTAAAGTCATTATAAACATAATGAGATAAGCCTACTATAAATTCAATTGCTAAGAATTGAAGTACATTCATCTCAACCAAGAAAGTCTTGATGAACAACCAGGATACTAATGATCCTAATGATGCAATAAGAAATAATTTAAATCTAATCATACTATCTTCTCTTTAAAAAATACAGGTGGTTCATAATCATCCTGTGAAATCATATCACAATAAGTTGCTAGAGTAGAATCCCAGGTTTTATCTGTATTCTGTTTTCTAATAAAATACTGTGAGTTCCGCATGTAGTTGTATCTATTAATAGAGTACTCTTCTACATACTTCTCAGTAGCTTGAATAACTATATCCCAAGAATAATCAAACTCTTCAAAGAACCATCTAAATGCATTCTCCAGACTCTTTACATTAACTCTTGCATAAACACCACTTGGCAGCTTAGTAGCTGGGAAGCATTCATTATAAGTTTTAATGTTTTCTAAAAACTCATCACCCATAAGGGTTTTAGATGTCTTCTTCTTAGATTTCTTGAAATAGCCTTCAATTTCTTGTATAAATTTAAGGGTATTCCCTGATAATTCCAAATTTTCTGTAAGGTAATTACCTGATTTTAATCTACTAACTTCTAAAGAAGCATTAACTGATTTATCAGGAACAATCTTATTGTATATACAATACAGCACATAAAAAGCATTAGGTGTCAAACCAGCTTTCATCAGTTTATTAAATACTTCTTGCATTACCAGTGAATTGTGTAGTTATACAAATGTTTAACAGTAGTTTGTACTTCTTGAAAGAGTCCCTTAGAATCCCACTTACTACCATTATAAGCAGCACTTGCAGGATGAGAGACCATAAATTTAGTACAATTTTCTCCACATACGTCTGCCCACTCCTGAGATTTTTTACCCATAAAGACATAAACTAACCCTGGACAAAAGTTCTTAAGATAGTCAAATACATATGCCGTAAATGGAGCCCACAGCTCATAGTGCTTACCAATCTTACCAACTTCAGTTGTAAGAGCTGTGTTAAATAAAAGCACACCCTGATTGGACCATCTTTTTAGATCTAGAGGTCTATTATAAAAGGGATAGAGCTTCTCTGCTTCATCAAGAATAAATCTCAATGAAGGTTGTTCTTTCTCAGATTTACTACAACTAAATGCAATACCATCTGCTACACCTAGTGTAGGGTAAGGATCTTGTCCAACCATTACAACTTTTAACTCATCATAGGGGCATTCTTCAAATGCTCTAAACACATCTTTAAGTACTGGAGTAAATCTTTGTCCATTACTAGACATGTTGTACAAGTCAGTCAGAATCTTTTCAAATTCTAAACTAAATATAAATGGTTTAAGAACTCTACCCCAGCCACTAGGTTCAAGTTTATTAAATATTTTTTGTTTATATTCTTCAATATCAATCATATTAATGTATATTTGTTAAAAGTATTCACCATGGCAACAATAACAGTAAAAGAGATAAAAGATGATGCAATCATCTCCATTCAAATAAATAAGTCATTCTACTTCATGGTCAAGAGTGCTCTATTCTACTTGTTCAAAGACATGCCAGAACCTGAGTCCCAGAGAGAAGAAAAACTAAATGGTCTTATGCAAAAGGACTATAAGGATATGACTCACTGGGAGCAATCATTCTACACACTTACTCTATTACTAGCTGAAATTGAAAAACAAGCTGTAGACAATGATCTATATGTAGACACTGAGGTAAATGTACCTGATGAACCTACGAAAGGTTAATATTAAACTCCTTGCCAATTTCTATACAAGCTTCAATAGCTAGTACCAATTCAGTCTTACTGCAGTCTGCAAAAGACTTACAGTATTCTACACCACCGTCATCATAACAGAGACCAGAATACTTCTTTACAATTATTTTCATTTCATTAAATGTATATCCTGATTCCTTTGCCAGTTCACGGATACAAGCATGCACTTTAGCAATCTGTGCAGCAGATTTATTACTAGAAGTTAGGTCCATAAATACCTCAACTTCTTGTCCCTCAGAAAGTTTATCAAGAAAAATTTGGTAGTTTAATTTGGATTTATCATCAGGATAAACTAACTTCCCATCACGTTTTACTAATTTTACAGTAAACATAAGCTGATTTTTAGTATATTATTAATAGATATGGCAGTAACAAAAAACCCAAGTCATCCACAAAAAGATACTGAAATCATTCTAGAGTACCTAGAAAAATTCCCAGAAGCACCTTCTAAAACTCTTGCTAGAAAGATCTATTCAGAAAATACATTTCTTAGGTCTCTTGAAAGTGTTTATAGTAAAGTTAGGTATTACCGCGGACAATGTGGTACAAAACATAGAAAAACTCTAGGGGACAAAAAATTCCAGAAAGAACTTAAAGTAGAATTCACTATGAAAGAAAAATTCCTACCAGAGTCTTATGCTAACAAGCGTGATACTTTTATATTCCCATCAGCATGCAACTCAGTAGGAGTTATTGGTGATATTCACATTCCATACCAAGATAATGATGCTATTGAAGCAGCATTTGCTGAAATGGAAGAACAAAAGATTGAATCACTGTTCATTAATGGTGACATGTTAGACTTCTATCAGATGTCATTTCATGAGAAAGATCCAAGAAATGTACACTTTAAACAAGAAATAGAAGCTGGTAGACAATTTCTTGAATACTGCAGATACAGATTCCCAGATATTCCTATTTACTTTATACCAGGTAACCATGAGAATAGATTTGAAAGATACCTTAGAGTTAAAGCATCTGAACTATTAGACATGGATGAATTCAGACTAGATGTATTACTACGTGTAGCTGAATATGGTGTACAGTTTATTCCATTTAGATCTAAAGTTGTCTTTGGTGACTTCCTTATAGAACATGGAGATAAAATCCCAGGTGCAGGTGGTGTAGTACCAGCCCGTACTGCTCTAATGAGATTAAAAACTAACTGTCTTATAAATCACTTTCACAAAACTAGTTCTAGCTCACAAAGAGTTTATGGTCCAGATGAGTCTACAACTATACGTGGATACAGCCTTGGATGTTTATGTGAACTAACCCCAGAATATTTAGAAATAAATGAATGGAATCATGGATTTGCTATTCTAAAAAGAAATGGTAACTTAGTACAAGTTAACAATTACAAAATAGAAGGTAATCAAATAGTATAATGTTTCTACCAATTGAATTCCAAGACTCTGATGGTCCATACTTTGAACACTTAAATGTTGTTCATATAACAAGAATTTCCTTCATTAACCCTAGAAATCCTGATGCTGGTGCAAAAATACACCTGAGAACAGGTGAAGTGTTATCTACCAAGATGCCTTTTGATCAACTATCCCAAGCTATTGATGAAGCTTGGGAATCTGCATCTGCTCTTGTACTAAGTACTCTTCTCTCTGAGAAAGCACAACTTATACCCTCTGGTAGCCTACAGTCTGGAGAAAAGAAAGTAATTCTTGGGGACTCTGAAGCCTAAATCTATCAGGCCAATCTAAGTTCATAACATACCAATTACCATCTTGTACTCTATCACTGTCTACTGAACAAAGAGTCAAATTATCAAATATTTCTAATGTATAATAGAAATAATCATATCCATTTTGACTGTCTAAGTCATTGACTTCCACTTTGTTAAAGCCAAGATTTGTTAAATTACTTTCTGTCATCTGTTAATTGTTTAGCAATCTTCTTAGCTAAGTAAGGAGTGCATTTATACTTGTACATCACATAACCCGCAATAATCCTAGGATTGTTTACTTTAATATCTGTGTACTCTAATCTTATTGCTTTCACTATGTGATCTACTATTATATTTGCCATTATTTAGCTGC